TTTTTCTCCAGAATGCAGTGAGCGCTTCGTACACTGGCATGATCGCGCTTATGACAGGCGCAAAGTCAGGACGAAGGTACAAGCTCCCAGGAACACAAACGACGTATCAAGCATCCGCGCCAGGACAAGCACCAGCTGTGGCGACTGGTAATCTTCGGACATCGATCACCATCGGCAAGGTCAACGACTACGAGTACATCATCAGCATCTCAGCGCCTTATGGCAAGATACTCGAGTTCAAGAAGAACAGACCGTTCGCGATACCAGCATCCACGAAGGCATGGGCAGTGTTTCAGGGTGTAGTGAGGAAGTACTTCAATGGTTGAATCCTTAGTCGTGGACGAATGGATATTTGACACGCTCACAGCTGATGCAACGCTCCAGGGACTGCTGGCCGTCGATAACAGATCGCCATCGTACCAGCAGGGCATATACCTGTACCTGGCTCCTGAGAAGGATCCGATCAGCCTTCGCCAGCCACAGGTTCCATACATCGTGGTGCGTCACACTGACGCTGGCCAGGACGATACCACGGCCATGTGTGGCGGTCGAATCCTCACGAGTTCCGTGCACCAGGTGTGGTGCTGGGACACGCAGTCTGGTGCTGTCTCGATGGCGCGTATCAAGGGCATCGTCGACCGAATCGATACACTACTAAACCGACAGACAGTAAACACGACGACTCCTGTATTCTTTTTGAATCGTGCATCGGTATCATCATCGGTCGACGTGTCGCAGGATGGTCGCGTCGATAATGGCATCGCTCAGATTTACGTTGCCACAATAACACCAGAGGTATAACTATGGCCCGTCCGCTTCTCGCTAAAGATGTAACACTTACAATCACTTTCACCGCAGCTGCTTTAACCGGCGACACCACTGCACTTCCGAGCACGACTGCGACTTCGGTTCAATGTCTCGCGAAGTCGTTCTCGACAACCGTCACACAGAACATGGTCAATGCCACGGCATTGTGCGCGGTCTATGAGGCGTCCCTACCAACAACACAGGCAGGAACAGTCAACCTCGAGCTGTACATCGACAACACCACTGGTCCTCTTTTCCAGACCAAAGTCGGATATGGGTGTGAGATTGATGTCGACCTCGATGGCGCAGCTTCCGTTGCTGGCAACGTCGTGAAGTATTTTGGTATGGTGACAGAAGCAGGGCTGTCCCTGACTCCGGAAGAAACACAGACCGAGACCGCGACCATCAAGCTTGGCGTGTCCGGAATCACTGGTCTGTCAGGATCATAACTTGAGCAATTCAATCTTTGACAACATCCCAAAAATCGAAGGACGACCTAACTACACGGTCGACATCGAGCGCTTCATCGGAGCACCTGGGGCTTTTGTTTTTCGCGAACCGAAGGCGTCGGACCTGTTTCCGCGACCTGAAGTCGAGAAGATGTTAAAGATTGCATTCCCTGAGTTTCCTGCTCAGATGCTCCAGATTCTCATGATCATGGCCAGGTGTTATGTGACTCAGGCTGGCGATGGTGAAATCAATCCAGCGCGGCGCTTTGCTCAGCTCGCTCGTGATCGGTCCGACATATACCTCTATACCGTCGGAGAGTTTGCGAGAGCGTTTCCGATTGACATCGAAGCGGCGGTCGACGAAATCCCAAACGACTAGGCGGGGTGGCGCAAAAGATACTGTACACAAGTGTGCGGCATCTTAAGCGTCATCCCCGTGAAACTGATCTGACGCTCGATGAGTTCGCTGAAATCGCATGGGCGGGTGAAGTCTGGGAAAATCAGATCGTTGAAATAGTCAAGGCCGTCATGTCGGTCCTGGCTAAAAGGACACTCTAATGGCGCTTGGCATTTTCGACATCATCTTTAAAGTTTCAGGCGCTGGTGATGCTGTCCAGTCGCTAAAGAACATCAAGACTGAAGCAAAGTCGACTGCCGAAGGTTTAGAAAAAACTAAACAGTCGACTGATAACTTTGGTAAAAGTCTCAGTGGTCTTTTAGTCGGTGGCGCTGTCTTTGGTTTTGCTAAAGGTGCACTTGATGCAGCTGCACAATATGACTCACTGACACGCGCTGTCGCGACCACTGTTAGCACAACAGACGAACTTACAGCGCAGATGGGACGCCTCGAACAGATCGCCGCGCTTCCAGGCGTTAACCTCGAACAATCCATTCGTGGATTCATTGGACTGCGATCAGTAAAGCTCACCGCTGGAGAAGCAGAGGCAGCACTTAAGGGCATGGCGAATGCTATTGCTTCAGTTGGTGGGTCAGCTGATTCTTTACAGCAACTGACAAAAGGCCTTACAGATATGGCTGGAAAACCTACTGTGTCAGCCGAAGAAATTGGCCAGATTACAGAAGCGAGTGCCGTTGCTGGTAATGCCATCGAGGCGGCATTCGGCACACGAAGCGGTGAAACTATATCTAAAATGGGCTTTACAGGCGCACAGGCTGTCCGCAAGATTGCAATCGAACTCGGTAAACTTCCGCAAGCATCATCAGGTATTCAGACTGCAATGGACAACATTGGTGATGCGACATTTAGATTCAATGTGGCACTAGGTCAAATCATCGCATCGTTTCTGTCTGCATTCGGTCCAGACATTATCAAAAGTCTAGAAGTAGCCACCAATTTGATAAAGACTATGGCCACCCAAGGCAGTGCCTTAAACATAGTAATGAAGACCTTTATATTGTTAGGTGTAGCAGCGGTCCTCGTCGATGTTGCATCAAAGTTCTCCCTGGTCGCGAAGGCCATTATGGGTGCTGTCGCAGCCATGAAGGCATTGAATGTCGCGGTGATTATTGGTAAAGCAGCAGCAAACCCAGCACTCGCGGCTGCCGCTTTAGCAGCTGCTGCACTGGCAGGATTTGGTGCCTATGCCTTATTTAATGAAATCGATAAGGCACAGCAGGTCGGCAAAACCACAGTCGAAGCCACAGGCGGAGCAGCTGCGGGATTGACACCTCCGACCACGACAGGTATTGGTAAAGCAGCAGAAGCAGCTGCTGGTGCAGCAAAGTCTACCGAAGGCAAGGGTGGAGGCCTTATCAATACCATGGTCGACATCGCGGCATATGCGGCGAGGATGCAGGCGGCATTTGTGGACATGGCCAAAAGCATGGAGGGACACCTCTATGAGATCGCGAAGAACACTGGCTCGACACGAGATCTGCTCGATCTTAGGAAACAGACATTCGGCGGCGGACGCCTGGGCGCAATCGGTGTGACAGCTGCCGAACTCAATGCAGGGAACAACGCAACGAACCAGGGTGGCGTCGGCATTATCCCGCAGACGCTCATCCCGGCTTCGACGGACCTCGAGCGTTCGATGCGGAAGATGATGATTCAGGCTGGACGTCAGAACCTGGTCACTGAAATGAGACGAATCTAATGGCGACAAACTGGCCACTATTGGTCGAGGTCGACTGTCCGGAACCACGTCCTGCTTTAGGTCGTGTGTGCGTCGGTGCTGATGGAACCTCATGGGACCGACAGAACTCCACTGGATGGTTTGACAGTGTGACCATGACGGCCATGCCAGCGCCTCTCCCTGTCACTGAAGGATGGTCGACCAACTTCGCGGGACTGTATGCGCGTGTTCCACGAAGCGCCTACACGCTCGTGACGGGGTCTGTGTGGAAGCAGATGGAGATCAATGCGGCGGGTGATTATTACCTGACAGCGACGACGCTCGGCACTGCGAATGCAGAGTATGTCAAAACGACTGCGTCGTATGGCGTCAATCAAGGATGGTACATAAGCGCGTACGTTCCGAACTGGGTTGATGCTTCTCCACTGCCTATCCTTCGCGTTCAATGGGGCTACGGTGGAGCGTCCACTGTTGAACTGGTTTTTCGTGCAAACGGGAGTTGTATCGTCTACAAGGATGGCGTCCAGAAGGGTGTCTATGACCAGAGTGACACGAATAAGACGCCAGGACGAAGCGTCACAAGCGCCAGTGCAGTAGGACAGCGAAACATCGCGCTGATGATGATTCCGTTCAAGCGTCGCGAGCTGCTTGTGACGTCGACGTTTGGCGCTAACTTCTCACACCTTTTCGAGGATGTCCTGGACTCTCCTGGACAAACCATCGTGCCATCCGGCAGCTTCGCGTGGAAGGTTCCCTATGGGCGACCGACTGTGCAGATCGCACCGATTGCCTATGAGACCACTGGCGTGTTCTACTCAAAGCCGATCAAGCTGCGCTATGCTCCCCCGACAGGTGCGACCTTCGTGGGCACTGTCTGGTCTGACGTCGTTGGAACATCCACTGGAAGCATCACAGAAACTGTCAGTGTGACAACGTCAGCAGGTGGAACCTATACACCTAATGGAGTCATAGACACGGTCCGTTTGAAGCTCGAGGTCACGACACCATCGCCATACACGCGCACGTCTGGTGTGGCGGCATCGATGGCAACCTATACGCCAGCTGCAACAGCGACAGCGAACCAACCTGTGGACATTACAGAGTACATCGATGATCTGGTGCTGTCGGTTGATGAGACATCGAGGACGACGCTGAAGATGAGCGCCAGGCGTGGAGCACTCGAGACTGCTGGTGTTCAACAGCCACAGATCACAAGTGACAGACCTATTCGTGTGGCGATCTCGAACAGCGCGACACCGACACCGGCATACATCGACATCTTCCGAGGCACACTGGCGCCTCCGCAGATTCAGTATGAGCAAGCAGATCTGTCACAGAACTTCTCAAAACTCCAGTTTGAAGGACAGGATCGCTCACGCGATTTTGAGCTGTATTACTTCCAAGATGGGTTGCTCTACGACGGCTACACGGCGGAGGCCGCCATCGGTGACATGATGACACTCGCCGGTTATCCTCCAGCGACTTATCTGTTGTACACCGATGTGACAGGTATCAACATCTCGCGGAGTCCAGACATCGCTCGTGGTTATTCGTCATTTGTTCCTCAGCGTGGCGACACGATCGCATCGATGCTAAACAAACTCAAAACCGACTATGCTGCGACGTTCGTGACCGGATGGAGTCCGACTACGACTGGCTATAAATACCAGTGGGCAAATCCGTACGACCTCTCATTCGACAGCGTGATGACTTTGTATCAGAGTGTCCCTGCTGCGACAGCTGCTGGAGTCACTGCGGCGCTACGTGAGAAGCGCGTGGTGCGTCGTATGACCGCGCATTATGAGTCGCCAGAGTGCAATCAAATCACAGTCATCGGACAGGACCCGAGAAATGGCGATCTGCTGTATTCGTACAATGCGGACGCAGCGAGCCAGGACGCGACCACACTACCAGCCGACCGACCATACAACTGGAGGGGGCGACCAGTTCCATACATCCTCGCTGATCCGAGCATCACAAATGCTGACGTTGCTTATCAGGCGAGAATATCACTGCAGAACCGGTTAATGGAAGGGCGCATCCTCATCGAGTGGGAGAGTGACTTTCTGGTTCTGAGTACCACGAATCGACCTCTATGGGTGCGTGACATCGTGACCATCATGCAGCCTGATGGTGTGACAGTGAAGGGCCTGTATCGAATCGTAGCGATTCCGACGATTGAGTTCGTGGTGGAGAATGGAACCGTGCAATTCCGCAAAGCGGTCTATCGAGGTCAGTACCTCTTTGGTGAAGAATAGTGGCGTACATCGATGGGACACGAACATCGACGCTGACGATGTCGCACACGCAAAACGTCACGGAACGCATCTGGAATCCATTCGCGACGCAACCTCTCGAGCCTGACTACGACACGCACTTCACAGACTTTTTGTTCGGCGGACATCTAGGTTTTCTTGGTTCACTTGCTATTGTTTCAACGGTCAATGCACCATCACCTGGTTCGGCATGGACGTGGGAACTTCGTGCGAACCTAGCGGTAAACAACGGACACGGATCGACGAACAGCGGATACGTGGTGCTCGCGTCTGGAAGTGAGACAGGCGCCACGACATACAAGGATGTGAGCGTCACATGCGCTGGCACATTCACAGCATCGGTCTCGACAGATAAGCTGTGGGACGTCACTGAGACCGCATACAGCTCGAGCGTGGCACCGACGGTGTTTCCCCCTCAAACTGCATATCGCTGGTACGAGATGACCACGAGTGGAGCAACGGCGGCCTGTAGTATCACCGCGAATGGCGGATCAGTCAGCGTGTCCGCAGCTGCGAGTTCGAGGCGAACAGCAGACTACACCGCGATCCTGTCGGCGAATGGATTCTCGAGTGGTGATGTCCGTCATGACTTCGCTGTGTCACTAGTAAAGGTCAACACGGTTGCAGTGCATGACATCACGCATGCTCACACCTTCCACGCGCAAAGCGCCACCGAATGGAGTCTGTCTGTTCTTGGAACGACTGACGGCTTCGGCATTGTTTCAACGGCCAGCGCCACCATCAGCACGAGCTCGTGTCTCGATCGCAGTGTCGCTGTCATCGGTCGCACCAGGGCGTGGTCAACATCGTACCCGGACTCACTGAGTGTCGTGGTCACTGGCTTCGACGGTTCGTCCAGGACAATAACCGGAACCGGCTCAATGTCAGGGTCCGACACGTTCGTCGACTATGCGACCACGACGGTCTTGACCGATCCGGACTACGGCTCGAACACGCTGACAACGTCGCTCGATGATGTTCCCGCGAGCATCTCGTGTGCCATCACTGGCGCATCACTTACAGCTGTCGGTGAGGCATCAACTGAGACGCGGTGCATGTTTAGAGGATTCCGCTTCAATGGCTGGTCACTGGCATATGCCACGACACGAAGCATTGCCGGAACAGGTAACGACCGACTCTTTGCGCCATACGAAGGCATGAGTGGATATCGATACCTCGACATCCAGATCAAGGCGCAAAGCGGGACAGGCGTGGCGGGGACCTTCGTGCTCACGGACTTCCACGGAAATACAAAAACGTGGAACGTCACAGCTGCGACTACGTCGTATCAGACAGTGACCATCGACCTGTGCAGTCCGGATGCGTGGTCAGTCTCCGCACTTCCACTTACCGATGGCAAGGACAATCCCTATCCGAGGAAGAATACTGTCAGCAGTTCGTATGCTGGCTCAGAGAGCGTCGACTCGGCTTATTGGGGTTTGACGTCATGCCAGCGTCTACGCATCGCTACAGGGGCGATTGACCTCGGTACCACGACGCTCAAGCAGGACACGACGAATGGTTTCACGAACAGCCATTATGTTCCGAGTGGTCTGGGATACGAAAACGAACGCATCACACCGGCCATCGTCGCCGAAGTCGACACGACCACTTATTACTATTCACGCCGCTTCTGGCAACAGGCGAATGATGGAAGGCACGAAGAAGAGAGCGACTATCGATGGCAAAAGACTGTAGGTGGCGCAACCGGCGTCACGACATACAGTGTCACACCGCTGACTATCGTTGACATTGTCGGTCAAATCAACACGTCCGATGACAGCATCGTCCGGCATCCGGGCTGGACCGCGACGAACTCCGTAGCGTATCCGGGCAGTGGTACCTGTAGCGTCTCACAGCCGCCACTGCGCGACTGTTTCCTGAATGGTGGAACGGGTATCAGTACATGGCTATATGGTGGCGGAATCCTCGCAACACCGAACGCCACAACCGGGACAGACTTCGCGTATGGCTTCGAGATCGCGACCGGCACCATCACAGCACAGACGCTATTCGACTCAATAAACGGCGATTTCATTCCCGATCTGTATGACCCTTTCGATGTCAATGGTGGCACGGACAGTGCTCTCTACCTGCCATTCGGCGCCATCCTTCGTGGTCCAGCGCACGGCATTGTCCTGGACACATCAGGAGATCCGGCGACCAGCGGGACCGTGACGCTCCAGCTCTCGAGTGACAGTTCTTCTCGAGGCACTGACTCCACGTTCGACGCGCTTGGCAACTACCAGACCGGCACTCCATTCGGACTCGGTAAAGCAAATCATTCCATCATTGAGAGTCTAAACAGTGTCGGTGTCAATCCGATGTATTCGGCGAAGCGACAGCGAGCAGTGTTTCGCACAGAGGTGCTCGCAGGAAACTGCACAGCTGCTGATGTCAGTCCAGCACAGCAAGCGACATATGGTGTCGTGACAGCTGGTGGCGGTGTCAAGCTGTATCACGCCAGGGCGCACAACGGCACGAACTGGGATGAGGTCACAACGCCGATCACGAACGCGCAGTGTCTTAGCCTGGCGTATTCAAAATCAAGCGGCTCGATGTATTTGATTATTATCGTCGATACAAAGACCGGGAATCACGTCGTGCGCTATCAGACCGACGACGAAGGGAACACAGTATCAGTGGCTACAACAATCGGATCCGGTTCACACGGCACCGTCTGCGTGTCTCCGAACGGCATGGAGTACATCTTTTTCAGGACATCATCGAGCAACATCCAGCGCGTCAAGCGTGACCCCATGGGTAACGTGATCACAGCTGCAAGTAACGTGGTCACTGGTAATGTCGCCGATGACGAGCTCGCG